TTTGTGAAAACGCATGTTGGCAAGGGTGCCGGGATTCAGCCCATAGATGTTTTCACAGTCTTTGGGAGTGAGGGTTTTCTTGAATGCCGGTGTGCGGTTTGCTGTAATCATTTATCACCTCCGATTTATTATCTTACTCAACTTGGTTATTATAAATTAATTTATATTATGATGTCAAGATAATTATACCGCAGCCGGTTTCTGCATCCGGATCACTTCCTCCCTTGGTATGCGAATAGTCTTCTTTGTGATTTTCACGGCGTTCTGTATAACGCCCTCTTCGATCCACAAATAGACCGTGCGGACATCAACAGAAAAGTAATCCGCAACCTCGTCGGGCCTGAGTAATGCCTTGTTTGGTAGAGTATTCAAAATGTCAATACCTCCGCGTCTTCTGCGCCGTAGGCGGACTTCCCCGGCTCTTTCGCCATATCCCGGCTTTTAAGCCCGATAGCCATTGCAAGGGCAACAGCGCCGTCTATGCGGAAGCGGGTTTTGCTCTTGTCCAGTTTCCTGTTGCCCGCCGGATCGCTGACACTCATTGCGTTGCTGATGTTCCACGTCAACACCGGGTTGCCGTCATGCGATAATTTCCTTTCCAGAATAGACACCTCCATTGCATCGATGGCCGGGGCCATGTCCTTGAAACCCTGCCCCCAAGGTACGAGCCTTAACGCACCTTCTCTTGGTTCATCCTTACCGTCAACATAGGCATCAAGGCCGATACGATTGCAGGCGTTCAGAAAGTCGTCAATACTCCATCGGTCATAGGCCATGCCGAGGACGTTGTACTCTTTCATTATCCCTGCCAGCCGTTCGGCAACAAAATCGTAGTTGACCGCCCTGCCCGGCGTTGTTTCGATGTAGCCCTGCTGTTTCCATGTCCAGTAGGGCACGCGGTCGCGGTTCTCGTGTTCGCGGATGGTGTCACCTGGTTTCCAGAACCACGCTTTGACAACATCCTGATAACTTTCAAGCCTTGTGATATGTACCTCTTTGTCAACTTCGTATTCCCACGATTTGGGCCATTTTCTATTTTTTTGTTTGTATTCAGCGGCGTCGTTCGGAACAAACCCACGCTCTGCGATAAATTCATCAAGGCTCAAGATACGTGATGAATGTTCGATTTTAACGCTATCCTTTGGGCTCGTGCTCACGCCCACAAGTGCCGTCAGGTCTGTTTTCCCGGACAGGTCAAGTGCAAGGTAAATACTCGATCCCGGTTCAATCGTCGCCTCTCCCTTACATCCTTCCCATTCTGCGCGGGCTATCAATGGCGACTTGGCATCGACACGCTGGTTGCAGTAAAGATTCCTGAAAGCCGCTTCAAAAGAAGGCATACGTTTTGCCCGTTTCGCCGCCGTCCGCATCTCTGACAGGGACCGGAAATCCCCGAGGGCCGGGTTCGCCTTCTTCCAGTTCTTCTCGTCGAACACGTCGAGGTCCTCGGGGATCTCGTACAGGTGACATACGGTTGTCGGATCACGCCCGGACACGCCGTCATCGATGAGTTGAGACAAAATGTGCTGCGGGTCGTTGCTCTGTGTGGATATGACAATGAAAAGCGGTTCCTCGCGGGCCGCCATTGACGTATCAAGGGCGTCGTATAGTTCCCGGTTCTTTGCCTGTGCAAGCTCATCATAGATTACGACCGTGGGGTTAAGGCCGAACTTTGTTCCTGCTTCGGCGGATACGGCACGGTATATTGACCCGTTCATGAAGCAGACCATCGTCTTTGTGCTGTCAACGATTTTGACGTATTCAAGCAGCTCAGGAGTGCCGCGAACTATCTGCGCCGCATATTTGAATATCAACGCTGCCTGGTCCCGGTCATTCGCTGCCGAATAGATTTCCCCGTTTATCACTGCTTCGGGACCGACAAGATGGACAAGGGCAAGGGCCGCAATAAGGACGGATTTTCCATTCTTACGCCCCATTGCCAGAATTGCCCGGCGGACGATTCGTATGTCGGCTTTCTCCGGCCCGTAAACATCCTGGATGAACTTTTTCTGAAAGGGACGGAGCTTGAACGGTTTTCCCGCGCCCTTGCCAGAGGGGACATTAAGCTTCTCAATGAACCTGATTATCTTTCTTACGCGCTCGCTACTTTTTTCCGCCATTTATCAGCCCTTCAAACTTGGATTTCTTGCCCCTGCCAGGATCAATGGCAAGACGAATCTTGGCTATTTCAGTGCCGCCGAATTCTGTCGCGTACCGGATCATGTCGGCGCGAGCCGCCTTTGCCACGAGTTTTAATTGGTTCGGGATAATATTCCCGTTGCTGGTTTTCTGGATGATGGTTGCCAGCGCCCCTTTGTCCTTTCGGATCCTGTTCAATTCCTCTGTCGCCGTCCTCCAATCGGAATAGGCATCACAGTATGCGATGACCGCCGGAACGGTGAGGTCGGAGATAAGGCCGAGGGCGAGGAGCACGGGCGTCACCCTGTTCCATTCCTCAAGGGCGTAGTCGTTCAGGACGGCAGGTGGGGCCGGAATATTGCTGTCGGGTTCGGGTTCGCCTTTGGGGAGTTTCTGCTTACCGGGATTTCCACTAAGCAGTTTGAGTTTCGTCGGCAGGGGTTTACGGCCTTTCATTTTATTCCTCCGATAGTTGGAGCGTCCGGGTGAGCGCTGCACTCCCGCTGTTCCGGCTGGTCGCCGGTCATCGCCTGCTTCGGACGCTTATTTTGGAGCGTGACGATCGGTGCTGCCCCTAAAATATTTTCTTTGATATGTTCTGCTATTGCCTTCATAAGATTAGGCGGAACGCTGTTGCCGATTCTTTCAACGCCATTTTTTCTATCTGTAAATTGAAAATTATCCGGGAATGATGCGATTCTTTTCATTTCGGACAGGCTTAAATATCTTTGTTTGTCGGGGTGGATTATTCCTGTTGATGATATTTCAGACTTCGGCAATGTCCCGCAAACCCTATCCCATTGACACCATTTTGTTGACATAGCGCCCGCGGTGTTCCCTTTTACTTTTTTATAAATTAAATCATACGTGTTCCATCCGCCGGGATGAACATTTGCATATTTCAAGAGAAAACTTGGCAATGGGCGATTTACTTCATCATCAATCACTCCATTGAACGCCGTCCGTACTGTAATCGGCCTACCCTGTGGCTTTGGATGGCTCGGTTCAATCCCTAAATCTTCCCGGACGCCGATAATAATCACCCGCTCCCGGCTTTGCGGCACGTTGAAATACATGGCATTCAAGACCTCGCCCTTTGCCTTGTAACCACAATCCCTCAAAGTCTTGATGATGGTCAAGTAAGCCTGTTTCATGTACCCCTTAACCATGCCAGTCACATTTTCCATGACAAAGACACGGGGCTGTAGCTCAGACAAAAGGCGGGCATATTCTTTAAAAAGCGAGTTTCGGGGATCGTCCCATTTCCTTTTCCCCGCGGTACTGAATCCCTGACAAGGCGGCGAACCATCCAAAACGTCAAGGGCGCCCTTCTCAATCCCGGCAAGCCTCATGCACTCATCGCCAGTCAATTTGGCAATGTCGCCATGATAAACAGGCACATCAGGAAAATTCAGCCGGAAAGTGTCAACTGCATTTTGATCCCATTCAACGGCAAGAAGTTCATGGAACCCGGCCATCTGATAACCCAGTGATGAACCACCACAACCAGCGAATGTTGAAATAACGGTAGGTTTCACCATTTGAAGCCACACTTTGGACATTCGTTTTTAGTGTCCGCCATTGCTTCTTCATCAATGGCCTTGTTTTCTTCTGGTATCGGATTCAGCCAATCCTCCGGCAGATCAACCCCCCAATCTGCAAGGGGTAAGTCGCTCCACAGATTTGCCAGGGCATCCATGTCGTATTGGCCGAAGGATGAATTGTCTTTGATGATGAATTCGCGTTTCTGATCCACGGTGAGGCCGGTGACGATCTTGGCGATGCACTCTTTTTCCCCGATCTGTTTCAGGGCCCGGTACCGCATATTCCCGCCGAGGATGATGTTGTTTTCGTCAACGATGATCTCCCGAAGTTCCATCATTTCGGGGAAGTCTTGCAGGGATTTGACGAGGCGTTCCATCTCGACCTTGCCGATTTTCCGAGGATTGGTAGGATTTGGTTTGATCTGTGATAGTTTCAGTTTTTTGGTTGTAATTTCCATGTTGACCCCCTATGCCAATTTGTCGGACACTAAATTGCGACTGCCAGCGCGGTTCTGGCTTGTGATGTTTGTGAAGATATTCATAGCCCCTATCACCTTGATATCATTACCCA